TGCAAATCTACCTGTTCGATACTGTAATCTTGGCAAAATCATATTTTTTGCAACAGTATCCGGTAGTTTATTATTAATTAAAGTAAGTAAAGCAATTGGAGATATTGATTCTGTTTGTTTTGTTCCAGTTCCAACGCTTCTAGTTCTAATTTGTTTTAATCTTTTTCTACGGGGCTTTTTTGGCGCTTTTTTCTTTGCCTTAGCCTCTGATCCGGCTTTTGTAGGTATAGATTTATATTTCTTTTTGGGATCAATAGTAGAGACTAGCATTTCTTCAATATCTTCTTCAAGAGTACGAGAGCCTCGAAGCTGCGTTAAATCTATGTCTCCTAAATCTTTATAAAAAGAATCCATGCTTCCTTTTATAATATCTGCAAAAATAGTACCTACCCAAGCAGACAATCTTCCTTTAAACTGGTTTAATTCTTCCCACTCTAATTCTAGTTCAATTTTACCTTCAATACCTTTAATAATATTAACGTCTTTTTGCCAGTCTGCTTTAATATTTGGGCCAGTGTCTGCAATTGCTTTTAATTTTTCAATAAGAAGAAGTTTATTCTCTGATTGAGAGCCTGCGATTTTATCAATTTTATCAATTTCTTTTGTTATAGAAAATAATGCAAGAAGAGCCTTTCTCTCTTTTTCACTAAAACTATCATCACCTTCAAAAGTTTCTAATGCTAGCGAAATATATGCTCTTAGAACACTGATGTTTTTATGGCCCAGCTGGTAATTTCCCACTAAATCAGGAAATAGTTTATTGAGCACGCGTTTTTGTGCTCTAAAATTAGCTTTTTTATTTACTATTGCCGTGCCTGTTCTTATTTGGTAGCTTTGGTCGTCTACCTGAAAGGTTTTTCGTGAAGAAAGTCGCTCTTTTGCCGTTAAACCTTTACTAGCTTCTTCATATGCTTTTTTGAATTCTTCGTACTTTTTCTGATATTCGCCGTCTAGCTCAACAATTTGTTGAACACTTCTATTTCTATCAATAGCGTTTCTAAAAAGTTTTGACTCAAAAAACATTCTCTGGCTTAAGCTTTTTGTAAAGCCAGATATATATTTTGGGTCTTTAATCTTTTTAGCCATTAAAAGTTTTTATAGAGGTCGAGAACCCGCTTAATATGATCAGGAAATGCCACGTTATCACGTTGAGTAGTGCTAGTTTGGTTTTGAATACTAGCTCCGCCAAGAGTGCGGCGCTCTTTATATTCATCTTTCAGATAATAGGTAATCAAATCAAAAACTGCAAGTTTTAAATCGTCAGGAGTATTCTCATAACCGGCAGTATAAACTACTCGGGCGGAAGCAACTCCCTTACGCCAAGAGCTATACCCGCCAGAAGAGTTAGTCCGAAGAATGCTATCAGTAGTAGCGTCAAAATAATAGTCATAATTTGCTGTCGTCAGAGTAACATAAGCATCTTGGTAAGAAGCACGTTCTTCAACACTTACAATTGTATTTACAGGACTTTCAGTTAGCTGAATAATGTGTGTATTCCAGTCAATATTAAAAGTCTCTGTTTTATTTGTAGAATAGTAATCAATAATGCTATTGCCACAATAGGTTTTTACTAATTGACTCACAGAGGGAAGGAGAGCATTAATACGCAAATCCTCTTTAGGATTGCTAATGCCCTCCGCATCTTTGTACTCTTCAAGTGTAACTAAATTTGCCATAAAAGTCAACTAGTAAAAACCTGGGGGACCGAAGTCCCCCGGGCTATAGGGACGAGGATTAGGCCTCGTGGTCGATCTTGATGACAGGCTCGTTGCCTGCACCGTCACCGGCAAGAATTTCTTCAAAGCCGAGCGACTGAGTAGCGACGATAACACGACGCTGGTTCATCACTTCGTAGTCTTGCTCAACGGTCACACCGCGGAGACGAGGCACCACGTAGTTACGGTTGTAGACTGCGAAAGCTGCGGGAGCACCGGCTGTTTCTGCGGGGAATTCCTCAGAAACAACAACAGGAGTACCGAACACCGCACCGATCGTACCCGTCACGCGAGCTGCGAGATCGGAACCAACTTCGTCCAGAGTCTGGAAGTTTGCATCGTTAAGCAGGTCGAAGTAGCTGTTCTGGCTTACGATGTAAGTCATTTCAGCAGGGCTCAGACCATACTTACCCATTGCCTCACGAGCGCTAAGAAGCATAGCAGCGGTCAAACGCGTGCCAGCAGCCAGCGAGAAAGTGCCGGGATCGAAAGCAGTTGCATATCCGTCGAGACCAGTGATAGAAGCACCGTTACCGTTCAGGATAGCGGATTCCACTGCACGACCGTGTGCACGGGCCACAGACTCGACCAGCATCGGCATGAGGTTCACGAGCACTTGCTCGTCAACTTCGTTGTCCATATAGGTCGAAGAAATCAGACGATAAGCGTTCAGGATAACCTGCTTGGGCTTATAGGTGTTGTCCGAAGCGCCACGATTCTCGAGGTTGCCAGAAGTTGCGTTCGTGGCCCAAGAAGCGGGAGCTGCATCCACCTGGATGGGAAGCACAGTGGCTGCACCATTCACGGGGACTTCACGGAACAGACGAGCTACGCGAAGCTCACGCATGATCTCCTTCTCAATCAGGCTAGAAACTTCCTGATCAATATCGGCTGCGTTAGTCGCATAGTCGATACCGGCCTTCTCTTGAAGGTTTTGAGCGAAACGAGTGTTCCAGCCCTTGTTCGTCATCACACCCAGCATATGAGCGGTAACGAAATCTTTGCCCCACTTGGTGAGGTCAGACTTCTCAGCACGATCGGCAAACACACGCTTGGACTCACGGATCTTCGTGATTTCCTCGCTCTTCTCTTCGAGTTGCTGCTTGTACTCGTTGAGAATTTTTTCCATGTCTGCATCGCGAGCAGTCATCTTCTCTTGCATTTCTGCGAGAAGCTTCTCAGTGCCGGACTCAACGCCCGTCACAACTGCTTGCTTCACTTCGGCTTCTTGTTGTGCCTTGGCTTCGGCTTCCGCCTGGGCCTTTTGAGCGGCTTCTTGAGCAGCCTTCTCTTCGGCTGCCTTCGTCTCGGCCTGCTTCATTGCAATTTTAGCAGCAGTTTCCTCTGCCACCTTCTTAGCAAAAGCTTCCAAGTCGATTTCGGGAGTTTTTTGCTCCGACATTTTGATCTCCTTTTGAGCGAGATTTTTCGCTCCGTCCGGTGTATCACTAGCTACTAATGAATCTTCATCCTTAGCCAGAGACTGACCGGCTAGATCTACACGATTGGTGAAAGTTTTCTTGAATTCTTCATACTCCGTCATGGAGTCGAAAGATTTCGCCAGAGAAAAAGTAGCTGCTTGATTGCAAGGTACGGAAACAACCGACACTTCAAACAACTCAGCATCCTTAATCATTAATCCGTCAGTTTCTTTAATGTAATCAGCATCCTTGACTTTGAAACCAACGGAAAATGCACCAAGGATACCTTCTTTAACTAACTGCGCCACAGAATCGGGAGCAGACTTGCTAATCTTTGCCTTCATCTCAAGACCGTTCTCTGTAACTTTGAGTCCAGTTGCACGGCCAATAGGCTTGTTGTAATCATGGTTGAAAAGAATAATAGGATTCTTTTCAAAATTGTTTAGTCCACCCTTTGTCCAGGCTTCCGGAGAAATGGAATCACCAGCACGGTCAAAGTCTTTTGTGCTTGCCATTCCAGCGATTTGGACAGATCCGTCCTCATCTTCCTGTAAGGCTTTAAAGGTGGAGGTAAGGTTGAAAATCTTTTCCATCTTACTCTTCCGACTTTGCTGCTGGTGCAGCAGGCTTGGGAGCAGGCTTAGGCTCCGCCTTCGGTGCCGGCTTAGGCACCTCTTTCTTCTCCACTGCGGGAGCAGGTTTCGGCTCGGGCTTCGGAGGAGGAGGAGGAGGCGGAGCAGCTTTCGGCTGCATCTGTGCCCACTCTTCCGGCATTGTATTCTCAATAATGCGAAGCAGGCGAGACCAGCTTCCAAAATGATTCATTACAATACCAGCACGAACCTGAACATTCATCCCAAGCTGCTCGTATTCATGACGAGAAAGGACTTTTCCTTGCTCTAGCATTGTCATTACGACAGCTTCGAGAACCTTATGCCGTTGTCGCATACTACCCATCGTTATTATCTCCTTCTGTGGGGCGGCCGCCTTCATTGGGGTTTGCAGCACTACCTGCAATATTCGCAGGAACTCGTAATTCATCATGCCCCGCTACTGGCTCAAACCCAAGGTGTTCACGTGCTTCGTTTGCAGTAATAATCCCAGTATTTACAAGTGCAGAGTAATACTGAGACTGGTCACGAAGCTCGGGTTGGAGCGCGGGAATGTTTGTAACATCTTCTCCAAGCTCAAACCCAAAAAATCTTTCAAGTGCAAAATTCAGTTTGCGTACAATCGGAAGAATCGTTTCCAGATAGTAAAGGCGCATATTCGGTCGAATGTTTGCATTGTTTCCAGAATCAAGAAGAATCGGAGGCACGCCAAGTGCTTTTAGAATAATTTTTTCATTCTCTGCGATTGCTTCCTGAAAATCCAGCTCCCGAAAGTTTACATTCGAGATTTGGTCAATTTCTACGCCGCCGTCCAAAATAAGAGGACGACGACCGCCCGCATCGGGGCGATAGCGAGCGACCCAAGACTGGATCATTCGCTCTTTAATCTTTTCTGACAAAGTGTTCGGGCTTTTCAACACCAGCCCAGGAACTGCTCCGTTTTTAAAGAAGTTATCCTGAAAATCTCTCATACGCTGCATAAGAATCATGGTGCGGAGAGCAGGCTTCAAACGGCTCGTTCCACGATAAATGGAGTAGAACGAGTTATCTTTTACATGAATAATTTCAGACGGCTTATAGTTTACAATCTCATTAAACGTGTATTTTTCTACATAAGCAGTATCACTTGCATGAATAATCATTTTGTTTGCAGGCAAGTGATAAAGATGTACGCCATCAAAATAAATAAAGATATTTCCATCGAGAATAAAGTCAGTAATTAGGTTACGACGAAACGTGGAAATATCCTGAAAAGGATTAGGCTCTTTGTTTAGAAGCAGTTCTACACGAGAACGCTTAATGCCTTTGACAACGCTCATCATGGTTACAATCTGAGCGCCTACAGTGACGGGAATCTCGGACGCGTCATCTACAATCATATTTACGCCACGATTGACAATTTCAATGTCTTCGTATGCACGCTCGTAGCGGAATGTAAACTCGCGAGAGGACTCAACTTTATGGTCATAGTACGGCTGAGCAGGATTGAGCTTTTCCTCAGTATCCTCTAGCTTCTTGCCGATAAGTCTGTCATACCATGCCATGTTTGTCTCTTTGAATCTGTACCCAGTTTGCTTGCTTTTTTGCAGTTCCGAGTCCTGGGTTTCGTCCGTAGATTGAATGAAGTTCTAAATGATGCTTATGGCAAAGCGTGACTGTATGCTCGTAAAGCTCTGCCTGATTTTCTTCAATAAACTCGTCTCGCCAAACTACAATGTATTCGTCAGTGTAGTGTTGCGGCCTCTCAGCTTGCTTTTTCTTTAGCCACTGTGCAAGCAGAGGACTTAAAGAGTAAAAGTGGTGAAAATCAAGCTCCGTTTTCGTCCCACAGATAAAACATTCGGTTCCTTTTTCGTACTTGGATTTAGCACGGTCTCGAATATATTTTATCGGGTCTCTTTTCAACTTCTTCATTCTTATATCCAGAATTATATCGGTTTACAGGTAGCTTGTCAAATATTATTTTTCAGCAGGTATCATTAGAACCCGCTGTTGCTTGTTTCAAACGAATACAGAGCATATCGAATAGCATCTGCCATGTGCGATGCGCGATTATGCTTCGGCTTTTCCTTTGCTAGGTTCGGGTTTGGGTCCCACTGATACTGATCGAGGGCTGCAAGAGTCTCCTTACAAGTTTGATCCACCAGGAGGTTATCATTGTCCACAATCGCCGCCACATGAGCAATTCCATCCAGAACTGATTTCTTTGCATTGACTGTAGAAATGTCATAATTTTGTGCAAAGTCAAATCGTGTCTGCTGAGCCGCTGAGTCAATAAAAATATAATCAATATCCCATTTGTCAATCATTCCACGAATGACTTCAGCGTGCTGTTCTGTTGTTTTCTCTGCGTCGAGATACTCGTCTAGAACATAGTATTTTCCAGAGTCCCAGTCGTAAGCGATTACACAAAATGCAGTAGGGTCACGATAGCCCACGTCAAGACCGGCGAACACATCCATACGACGAGTGTCCAATTCCAAAAAGTTGTCCACGCATCGCTCTGAGTTAAACGCCCAGATCTGGCCTTCATAGGTGTTAAAGTCTGCTTCATATTCCTGCCGAAACTCCGCATCGCTCATGGATTTACGAGCTTCAGCAATATCAAGCTCGGACATGCGCGGGTTATCTTTATAGGTTGCGCGGATTGAGCACCATTCTGGGAATTCAGGGTCAAAGCCTCGATCAAAGAATTCTGCAAACCAGTTGCTCTTGCCGCGAGGAGTAGAGATAAAAATAGCTTTCGAGTTATCTTTATCGAGCGTAGGACGAAGAGCTACATTGAAGGCATCCCTGCCATCTGCTAACGCTGCTTCGTCGAAGATAATGAGGTCGTAGCTTCGACCTACGCACGAATCTACTTGGTTGACTGAGCCCATTCGCACAGTCGAACCATTTGAAAGTTCAATTACTTTATCTTTTGCGTTGTCTTTTGTAACTTCCAAATCAAAATGCTTTATCAAATTTCTCTGCAAATCAAAAGAAATTTGAGAAAGCGAGTAGTTCGGAGACATAATCAAAATATTTGAGTTAGGAATCAACGAAACAAGTTGTCCAATAATATTTGCAATATAAGTTTTTCCCTGCCGACGAGAGATTGCAGCACAAATAAAACGATACTTCGGGTTATTGACGGCATTGATAATCGCCATCTGGGAAGGAAGAGGAGTAACTCCCAATAGCTCCAGGTACGGATCTATTGGGAGTTTAAGAAATTTAGTATCGGCGGGTAGCTCCATAATGCCATCCGCAGTTATATCCCGCCTACTAATTTCAATTGCCATTTATTTAATTCCAGCTTGCTCTTTTGCTTTACCGATATTAATTGCAAAAATATCGATCCATTTGTAAATCTTTGCCCAGATTTTGTCATCGGCGGGAGTTGGCGTTGTAGCCGCGATTGCCGAGCAGAGAGTGACAACAATCGGGATTGCTTGCACGTAGTTCCACACTGTGTAAATAAAGTCTAACAT